ACGCGTGCGAGCATGCGCAGGCAGCAGATCACCGACCCCCTCGGCCCCGAGGTTGGTCGTGGCAAACACGATGGAATCTTTGTGGAGGGTATACCCACCGAGCTTGCGCTCCAGCATCAGGCGCAGCAGGGCAGTCTTCACAGCAGGATTTGCTTTGCCGTACTCGTCGATCATCAGGATGACCGGTCCAGAGATATGCAGACCCAACTCCTCGTTGGGCACGTACTTGACGCACTCGCCCTCGGTGGTGCCTTCGGCATTGTGTGTGTTGCGGATCTCCGTGATCTTCGGGATCGTGATGTCCCCCAAATCTTTGGTCGTGCAGTCGAAATACACGGCGCGGTGGGTGGGCATCATCTTTGCCAGGGACTTCAGGATGCTGGACTTGCCGATACCCATGTGACCCTGCAGCAGCACGGTGTTGGTCGTACCGCACAGGCGGATCATATTCGCGGCTTGCGCCAGCGAGACGTCATACAGCGCAGCGGCTGCGTTAAAAGATGCACTCATGTCTTTCTCCAAGTTGGTTGGGGGTTGGTTTACTTTGACTTATCACTACTACTTGCTACTCACCAAGACATCGTAGACAGGATGCTGTCCACCGACCGCTTGGTCTCTGCACGGAACCCTGCGTCTTCACGCAGTCCGTCAGCAGTCACGCCCGTCAGGGCATGATCCAGCGCAGCATGGAGCTGCGTCATCCGCGTGTCGCCTGTGATGTTGAACTCCTTCAACATACCCAAGGAACTTCTCACGTTGTCAACTAACGTGTCGCGGAAGATCTTTTTCGTCGCCTTGTCTGCGTGCTCGGGGTAGTCCAGGCGCTCGCTCATGTGCTTGAGTGAGTCGTACACCCGGTCCCACACGTCCTTCATCATGCCGTTGATCCTGTCGGTGTACACACGTGCGTACTCGTCACGCAGATACGCCTCGGCCTCGTCTTGGATGGCGCTATAGATGTTGGCTTCAGGCACAGGCGGATACGTGAAGAAGAAACGGAACCGTCCACGCAGGTTCTCGGCAGTGGGGTACTCGTCGGGGTTGTAGAGCGAGCCGAGCTTCGCCTGCACGTTGGTACGTGCAAAGTCATACACGGACAGGAAATTCTCGACCAGTCGGTCGAACTCGACCAGCATGCCGGTCATCTCCTTGTGGAACCCCGGGAACTTGCTCATGGGGAACGACCGTTGACCCAGGTCACCCCACGGTGACGTGCTGCTGTAGACAAAGTTACGAGCGTTGGCTGCGAACTTACGCACCGCCTCCAGCTCCTCGCAGTCGCCGAGTAACTTCTTCGTGGTGTTGAGCAGACTCTTGTCCGCGTTCGACGCAATCGCTGCATCGGCAGTCGCCGTCTTGTCTTGCTTCCTGCCCGACCACACGCTGATGGACAGCTCGATCAGGCGGATACCCGTCGTGAGTTTAGGCACGTTGGTGATGTTGGTTTCCGTGTTGAAGTTCACGATGCTTACCTTTCTCAGTTGCTGCGGTGAAGACCCATTCCCCACCGACAAATAACATTATAACACTACTTGATACTTGTGTCAAGTATTTGGTGGTTGTTGGTACTAGATGATACCAAACAGCATGAGCGCGAGTGCGACGATGCACGTGGCGAGGAGGAGTTTGTCTTCGGTTCTCATTGCACTTCCATCTTCATTGCACGCTCCAGCGCCCAGCCTAGTTGCTCCCGGGCTTTCCACACCCAGCGCCCGCCACTAGGCAGACGTGCCAGGATGTTCATAGCCTTACTCCACGCGGCGTCGTCCACCACCCACGTGTCATTTATAGCTACACTGTTACTGCGGATGATGTGCAGTGCGGTGTTCATCCCCGCCCGCCACGTTGGAGTCGGCGCAATAAGCAGTGCCAGTTGCAGTTGTGCTCCGTTGACGATCATTTCTTCACTCCTTTCTGTCCCTTGAGTCGGTCTATGTGCCGCAGTGTCCGCATGTGGGAATCGATGATCCGCACGGCTTCCCGCAGCGCCTCGGGTGGGTTGATCCACATGGTCTGCTGCTCCTCGGGGTCCATCAGTTCGAACGTATCCAGCAGTCCGTAGATCTCGGACAAGGCAACGCGCAGTGCTTCATGCACAGACATGGGTCCGGTCAGTTCGTTTGTCTTCATTGCATTCTCCTTCACGTCAAAAACTCATACACGACACCGCACTTGGCGGCATCAACGGGGAAACGCTTGGCTTCCTTGATACGGTCGGCGATCCGCTCGCGATAGCCGGGGTACTGCTCCCGGTGGTACGCGTCCACGCTTTCAGCCAGCAGACGCTCGGCGTGTGCATCGCACTCGGCCACGACAATCTGCACCCCACCGTACTCAGACGATGGGAACGGCATCCAGTAGTCCACGATGTAGATGCACGGGATGGTGATTGGGGCGGGTGTTGTGTTCATTGCACTTCTCCTGATTAGAAATACGGGGTTTTGACCGCGTACATGCGGTAAGCCCGCGACTTCCAGCGTGCTAGCAGCATCGCCTTGGCGGTTTCGCCATCGGCCCAAGCGCGCATCTCGGCACGCAGATAACGCTCATATACATTCATAGGTCAGTCCCCAATCTCTTGCGCTTTTATCTTCATGGTGTTCTCCTGTAACTTGGTTTCACGGTTACGCGTTCGCGTACTTGTTCAGACCCTTGAGCAGATCCAAATCAGTCACTACGACATAGTTGGACTTCGACATCGGCACGATGGTGTGCCGGTATTTTTTAGCAGTTTGCTCCCCACAGGGCATGCACTGGGTGTACCCGGCCTTGCGACGGGCAGGGGCGAAGGGGTCTGCACAGGATGTGCACAACGGGAGTGTATGGGGTTCGGGTGAGTTGTGGTGTGCCATATCAAGCCTCCACACACTCTACGCAGTCAAACATTGACTCGTCGTACGCTTCGGCCCAACCGGCTTCAGTCAGCACGAGGATGTGCCTAAACCCTGCGTAATCTGTGCACACAGACACGTCTAGGTAGGCACCACAGTCGAACTCGCGCATGGTGCGGGTAAGCACCTGGGGGAACGGGGGAAGGGGTGAACTTAACTGCATGTCTTTCTCCGAAACTAGGTTAGTGAACACTAGCCTGTGAGGCGAACTCCCCACCGACTAAAAACCATTATAACACAAAGGTTTCTATGTGTCAAACTTTATGAGGATGTGGTGGGGTGTGGGGGGATGTGGGAAGGCGTGAAGGTTCGTGATGTTCCGGTAGTGTAGCGCGGTAAGTTATTGAAAACACATATCGCGCTCGGTTTGAGGGAAACGGCAATTTTGTAATGTTCCGGCCTGACCCCGGGTTTGAGGCACCGAACATTGCAGCCAGCAGCCACCGCTTTGGGCACCCCTTTTTAGATCCTCAGTCTTTTCTCAAAGGGTACGAACATTAGAACACTATACTATTTACTACTATTTACTACAGTTTGATATATAGCTTTTGATAGAGTTTGATATCAAGAGCTAGCGTAGCTAGCATCTAAATAATGTACCGTAATGTTCTTGACAAACCGAACATTCCGAACAATCACAGAACATTGCACAAAAATGAGGCAGTGCCTACCTAGGGTAAACCCTACCTAGGGTAAACCCGAATTGTAGGGATTTAGAACAATAGATTTCAGAACAGTCCGAACATTAGGTTTCTAGAACATCAGTACACAGAACATTAGAACAATGAACATTCCGAACACGAACATTACCCACGACCCGAACAAGAACACTAGAACAAAGCCTGAAAAGAACATTGGTCGCAACAGTGTTTCGGGCATTTCGCGCCCCTCGCCGCTGCTCTGAGAACTGGTTTCTGGGTGCTGAAATGGTTGTAACTTTGTTACGGGCAATTTGATCCGCTGATTACGCGCTGCGCGTCTGTGTGGGTGCCGAGCCCCGCGTCGCTGCTCTGAGAACTGGTTTCTATGCCCCAGGCGGGGCGGTGGTGTGTTGGTATGTTTTGCTGGTGATTTGACCGAGTAGGGACGAAAAAAAGCCCCACCGAAGTGGGGCTTTCTTGTTTAGCGGGTGGCCAGGGCCTTGGCCTTTTTGGCTCTGCCGACTGCAGCGCTGACTGCGTCAAACTCTTCGCGCCAGTCAAACTTAGGGTCTACCTTAACTTGGTCGATACCTTGCAAGAACAACAGCACAGGAGCCAGCAGTTCCAGGTATTGCTCTTCGACCGTTAGGATGGTCTTGGTTTTCTTTTTGGCTGTACCGTCCAGCTTGCGAAGTTGTTCCAGCAGTCGGTCCATGTAGGAGCCAATCTGTTTGTCGCGGCTTATCGCAAGTTCCCTACGCTCTGCGGACATCAACTTCCAATGCAAGGACTTCTTATCACCGAAGGCCTTGATGTCAGTCACGGCGCTAATCTTGATCCCCTCAGCCGTCTCGGCAGCGATGTAGTTGCCAAACCGAGTGACGGTCACAAGATCCAGAACTTCAGCGCGAACTTCTTCGATTACATCTTTACCGGCCAGCATGCTGGCCTTGATGCCCTTGCCAAACAGAATGTCAGACAACACGGTCCAGATGGATGTGGCAGTGTCCGTGGCTTTCATGGCCAGACCTACGGTCTGGACGATCTCAGGGTCGTTCGCAAGTTGATACTTGCCGAGGGTGAAACCCTCAGTCCCTGGAATCCATGCGTCATCTGCCGACTGTGTGGCAGGCTTAGCATTGACAAGGGTCTCGGCCGCGTGAGCCAAAGCATTTTTCTTGATAGCCATGATTGATCCTTTCAATCAATCGACCAGTGTGGTGTCCGGGTAACCCGTGACACGTGGCGTCGTGGTCGGCGACGCCATGGGTTGAACTGTAGCGTGGTGACATGTTTACGCAAGGGATAGCACGAATTGATCGCAACAGTGTGGCGGGCAATTACCCACCCGTACCCGGCCCCCCTAAATACTGTTTGGTACCATCGCCGCTGTATGTGCTACTAATTTGCGCCCGCAAAGCCCAACTTTTACGTTTGGCTTTGGGAACACCCCCCGGTAGGAGTCCCAACCTCCTTGCGTTTTCAATTTTTTATGGTATGTTCCGCATCACGCTTGGTTCCATGCCGAGTTGCGAAGAGATATGTCAGACACGTCTGAATTGGTCATCACGCCGGATCTCGGGGTTATCGTTCCCCCTGAGGGGATGCCTCATGCCACGTTGCGTGAGCGTGCTTCTGCCGCCTGCCGCACCCTGCGGGTACTTACGGAGCATGGGTTGGACGCTGAAATGCTCGCTCCACTGCCGGATGACGACAAAGTTGTCGGTGATTTGATGCACGCGTTCGCTGCAAACGAAGAATCCACCAACCGAATGGTCAACACGGCCAAGTTTTCGTCCCTACGCCCCGCCGTAATCCTCCAACTGGACGAGTCACTGCAGGAATTCAGCCACGCCGTGGTGAAAAACGCGGTACAGGTGCGTCAATTCGTCACCAACAAGCTGCTTTTGGAGTCCTCAAACCCCGATCCACGTGTGCGTATACGTGCGTTGGAGCTGTTGGGCAAGATTTCTGACGTCGGGCTCTTCACAGAACGCTCAGAAGTGACAGTTACCCACCGTTCGACAGACGATTTGAAGCAATCGTTGCGTGAAAAGCTCGATGCGTTGCGGTCCAAAGCGTTAAAAAGTGATGCCGAAGACGTAAACGTCGTTGATTCCGACGCTCCGCTGGTTGTAGACCTTGACGCAGAGCTTGGAGAGCTGAATTGACACCTGCAGTAGCTGCGGATACGTTTGACGACCTGTCAGACGAGGATATTGACCTTCTGGTTGCCAATATCGAGCAGTTTGACTCGTCGGAGCAGCAAGAAATCCTGCAAATTGCCGAAGCCTTGGCTTCCAGGCGTCAAGCCCAGCACTGTCGGGACGACCTGATTGAGTTCTGCAAGCACATCCAACCGGATTACAAGGTCGGTAAGCACCACCGTATACTGGCTGACATGCTGATGGCGATTGCCGAAGGCGATAAAGACCGTGTGTGCGTGAACATCCCGCCTCGGCATGGCAAGAGCCAGCTCGTGTCGATTTATTTCCCCGCGTGGTTCATCGGTAAGTACCCCACCAAGAAGGTGTTGATGGTCTCGCACACGTCAGATCTTGCGGTGGACTTCGGGCGCAAGGTGCGTAACATCATCGACACCGACGCGTACAAACAAGTTTATCCTACGGTGTTCCTGGCGCAAGACAGCAAGTCAGCGGGTCGGTGGAATACAAACGTCGGGGGTGAGTACTACGCCTGCGGCGTAGGTTCGGCGTTGGCTGGTCGGGGTGCCGACCTGTTGCTGGTAGACGACCCTCACAATGAGCAGGACATCATCAACGGTAACTTTGAGGTGTTCGACAAGGCGTATGAGTGGTTCACATACGGTGCGCGTACGCGTCTGATGCCTGGGGGTAGGGTTGCCATCATCCAGACAAGGTGGCACCTGAGCGACCTGACGGGGCGCGTGACTAGGGACATGGCCCAGAACCCTGAGTCTGACCAGTATGAGGTGGTGGAGTTCCCGGCCCTGTTCGACCGCCCAGATGGCTCCCAGAGGGCTCTGTGGCCCGAGTTCTATGACGTGCCTGCACTGCTGCGGACTAAGGCGTCTATGCCGCTGTTCCAGTGGAACGCGCAGTTTCAGCAGAACCCGACCGCCGAAGAGGCGTCGGTCATCAAGCGGGAGTGGTGGCAGGAGTGGACATCCGATACCCCACCGCCATGTGAGTACGTGATCATGTCCCTGGACGCGGCTGCCGAGTCCCATAACCGTGCGGACTTCACTGCGTTGACGACGTGGGGTGTCTTCATGAACGACGAGCAGGGGTGCCACAACATCATCTTGCTCAACAGCATCAAGAAACGCCTGGAGTTCCCGGAGTTGAAGCGGTTGGCGATGGAGGAGTACAAGGAGTGGGAGCCTGACTCGTTTATCGTGGAGAAGAAGTCCAGCGGCACGGCGCTGTATCAAGAGATGCGGCGCTCTGGGTTACCCGTGCAGGAATACACCCCGCACAGGGGTTCTGGGGATAAACTCGCTCGACTCAACTCGGTGTCTGATATTGTGCAGTCAAAGCTGTGCTGGGTGCCGCAAACACGGTGGGCTGAAGAGGTTGTGGAAGAGATTGCCGGGTTCCCGTTCATGGCAAACGACGACTTGGTGGACTCCACGGTCATGGCACTCATGCGGTTCCGACAGGGTGGTTTCGTACAACTGCCTACCGACGAGAAAGAAGATGTACGGTATTTCAAGAGCAGCCGTAGGGCTGCTTACTACTGAGGAACAACATGGCTACGAACTTTGACTCCGCACTCGCCCCACTCGATATGGGCCTCATGACGGATGAGCCCGCCATTGAAATTGAGATTGAGAACCCGGAGTCCGTCAGCGTAGGAATGGACGGACTTGAGATCGACCTGATGCCCGAACCCAAGACTGCGGACACATTTGACGCAAATCTTGCTGAGTACATGGACGACGGGGAACTTCAATCCCTGGCATCTGACCTTGTTTCCCTCGTAGACGCGGATATCAATAGTCGCAAAGACTGGACAGATATGTTTGTCAAGGGGCTGGAGGTCCTTGGCATGAAGTACGAGGAGCGTACTGAGCCGTGGAACGGCGCGTGCGGGGTGTACAGCCCGCTGCTGACCGAAGCGACT